CAGTATGTTCAAGACATTTGTACCGAAGGGTGAAGAAATTACTTATATCGTGTACCCAGAAAAGGTAGAGAGTGAAAATGAAGAAACTGACGAAGAAATTGAACAAGAAATTATTAAACCTTTTGATGTGGTATTCAAGTTCTCGTTTCAAATGGCTCAGAAGTCGTCTGTGAATAAAGAGGGGCGTACAGTGTTTTCGGACTATGTACCTGTTTATGAAGTCATTTGGGATGGTTCTGTTTATCCGAAATTTGTTCGCAACAGTGTTGATATGACCAACTCGTTTGGACACAAAGAGAAAGATATCAATACAATGAATTTCATACAGAGTCTTACCTATAGAATGACGTGTGATAAGTGTGATTTGCCTTACCATATCATTAGGGAAATTTGCGAAGCCGCAACGTTTGAGAACGACGAGCCTTTGAGTGTCCAGAGAAAACAGAGGGTTATATCCTACTTGGAATACGGCAACAAGAAATATCCCATGTCCAATTTCGACAAGGAGTTTATTGACGGTTGGCGCAAGGCTGTCGAGAAAAAGACAAACGACTACTATCGAGGACGCATCTAAATTCATGGTTCGGTTTTTTTGGATGAAACGGCTGGCATTCTGAAAGGTTTAGGATGTCAGCCCGTTTTGTCGGATTTTTTGTGTACTAATAATTTTTCAAAAACAAATGGCAACAAGTAAGAAAAACGTTTTGGCGAGTGACTTGAGTATGTTTTCACTGGATTACCAATGTGCGATTCTCAAGATGTTCATTGAGGACAGGGACTTTTCGCTTGCTACCGTGGACACCATGGACCAAAACCATTTCACGGCGAATCCTGAATTGCGCAGGATTGCGGCAATCATAAAGGACAAGACAATCAAGTTAAGACGTACTATAACATACGACGAGTTGGATTTATACGTACATCAGACAATCAACGACGACATCACAGTTGAAACTATAACGGCGTTAGTGTCCGAAAAAATAAAGTCGTGCCGTTTTGGTGTAAGTGAACTGGAAGCTGTAAAGAGTGCGTATCAGGAATTTCTAACCACTATGGAGAGTGTAAGGCTGACAAAAGAGCTGGCTGAACTCGGAAAGAGTGGAAAAATTAACAAAGAAGATGTTCTTGAAAAATTCAGCTTATATGACAAACGCACCACGTTCAGTGAGGTACACGCGAATGAGGTTGACTTTTCTGACGAAGATTTCTTTGATTTCATCATCAGTGATGATACGTATGAATGCGTTCCAACAGGTTGTAAGCCACTCGATGAACGCCTTGGCGGTGGGTTGAGGAAAGGTGACGTTGGTATCCTTGTTGCTGGTAGTGGTATCGGAAAAACTTGCGTTACTTCAGGTTTCGCGGCGTATGCGGCTGGAAAGGGTTACAATGTTGTCCATTTCATACTTGAGGATAATCCAAACGATGTTCTCAAGAAATATGTCGGATTTGTTTGTAACATTGAAGTAAATGCTTTCGGTTTCAATCATGAAAAGCTCAAGGAGAAATATCACAACCCTAACGTCCACGAGGCTATAATGAAAATGAGGCGTATACGTCAGGTAGCATCTCTCAACAAATCGGGAAGGGTGCACCAGTACAACACACTCATTATCGATCAGGAGCTTGTAAAACTCGAAAATATGGGTTTTCATCCAGATTTGGTTGTGATTGATTACTTTGATAGAATAAAGCCTATAATCCCCAGACAAAACATTTGGGAGAAGGATCAAGACATATCCAACGAGCTGAATGACTTGGCTAAAACCCACAATGTTGCAATATGGGTTCCGTCGCAAGGTAACAAGCAAGTGCAGGACAGGGCGACAAAAATCAGCATGTCCAACATGACAGGCGGTGCTTGGAAAGGCTATACGGCGCAAATTGTCATTGCAATGCAGAAGTACATGGAAGATATGTCAACCGACAACTCAACAATTCAAGTGCTCAAAAACCGATACAATAACAATTTCACACCTATCGGTGTGGAGTTTAACAATGGTACGTGTCGTTTCGGAAAGGAAACAACAAACACGGATCCCATATTCGAAAACATTGAAGTAAACAGTAAGCGTATCGCCGATGCTATCTTCGATGAAAACAAAAAAAGCGGATATTCAAAGCATTAACTTTGCCCGTTTTTCCTATTTCGTTGAGAGTGAAATAATTAAGTTAAACCATTGTAAATTAACAAGTTGACTAAAATTTCATTTTGAAAAATCGTGCTATTTATCAAAACAATTTCGAACGTCAGACTGCCGTAAGTTTGAGGTTCGTTTGTCGTCTAATGGCGGACGTGAAAGCCAAGTTGTTGATTTACAAATAAAGATATAGAATTTTGAAAACTTTGAAAATTTTGAAAAGAGACGGTTCTGTCGAAGAGTTTAATTTTGACAAGATTAGGACGGCAGTAACCAAGGCTTACAATTCCTGTGGAAAGGAAGTGAATGAAACTGTGCTTAGCTTGATACACAGCGAACTTAAGATTAATAATTATTATGTCGAACCAGTGAGTGTCGAAACCATACAAGACATCGTTGAGCGTATTATTGGGAAATATGATTTCGACGTTGCTAAAGACTATATTTTGTATAGGGAGAAGCACAAACAGAACAGGTTTATGGATGAAAAATTGGATTACATTTTCAACTACATTGATTCTGATGATTCTGCTGCAAACCTTTCAAATACGGATGATAATGCGAATGTGTGCATGAAAACGGCTGCTAATTTGGAAAATGAGTTGTACAAAAACACTAACAGGACGTTACAGAGAAGAATAATGAAAAAACTTCTCACGAAGATAGATTCCCCGTATAAAGATGATTACATAAAAGATTTGGAACATCATATTTTTTATCAACATGATGAAACTGGCTTGATTAAACCGTATTGCTCGGCTTATACCATGTATCCACTTTTGGTTGATGGGACATCTGCTGTCGACGGTACGGATAATAAAGCACCAAAGCATTTGAGTTCGTTTGTTGGTCAGTTTCAAAATTTGGTGTTTCTTTTGTCATCACAAAAGAAGGGTGCAGGAGCGTATGGCGAGTTTTTCAATTTTTTCAGTTATTTCTGTGAAAAAGAGTGGGGTGAAGATTATTACAAACACGAAAATGATATTGTTACAACTGAAAAATGTTTGAATCAAATGACAATTGGCGATACAATTAATCAGTATTTTCAATCAGTGACTTACTATATCAACGAAACGGCACAGAACAGAGGGCAATCTCCCTTTACAAACTTCAATGTGTTTGATTCATATTATTGGCATTCATTGTTCGATGATTTCACTTTTCCGGATTTCACAAAACCAAATTGGGATGCAGTTAATTGGCTTCAAAAACGATACATGAAGTGGTTGAACAAAGAAAGGACTAAAAGTTTGCTGACGTTTCCTGTCATGACAGTTTGTTTACTCACAGATGGTAATGATGTGGTTGATAAAGAATATAAAGACTTTGTTATCGAGCAATGGGCTGAGGGTGATTCATTTTTTGTTTATTTGAGTGAAAACGCCGATAGTGTCTCATCTTGCTGTCGTTTACGCAACGAAATTACCGATAATACATTTTCTTCAACAACTGGCTTAACTGGTGTACAGACAGGTAGTTGTAATGTCATGACACTTAATCTCAATAGAATTGTTCAAGACTGTTACAACAAATACTATACAGAAAAAACGCCGGATGGACGAGCAGCATCCGATATTTACACTACAAATTTCCATGTATTGCTAGAGACATATTTGAAAGATATACTTGACAGAATATACGATTACCAAAAAGCATACAAAACAGGCTTATATATTATGGATAAAAAGGGAATGTTCCCTCAAACAAAGGCTGGGTATATAGCACTTTCGCGTCTTTACTGTACATTGGGTGTTAATGGTTTAAATGAGGCAGCAAGATTTCTTGGTATGAAAGTATCTAATAATGAAGAATATATGAATTTTGCTTCTTGGCTTCTGGGTATCATCAATGATTACAATAAAGAGAAATCCACCGATAAATTCAGGTTCAATTTGGAACTCGTTCCAGCCGAATCTCTTGGGGTAAAAAACTATAATTGGGATAAATCGGACAACTATTGGGTGCCAGATGACGTCAATTTGTATAACAGTTATATTTACGATGCGCACGATCCGAACACCTCAATTCTTGATAAAATTGCAATGCACGGTAGTAAGATTTCCAAGAATATAACAGGTGGGCAAGCATCACATTTGAATTTGGAAGATAATCTCACCAAAGAACAATATACAAAATTACTTGAATATGCTGTTCAACAAGGTAATAATTATCTGACATTCAACGTGTTGCAAACGCAGTGTGATGATTGTAAGCATATTGCAAAGCATCCGTTTGAAGTTTGTCCTAAATGCGGTTCCACGCATGTTACAAGATGGACACGCGTTATCGGATATCTCAGACCGGTAAAGAGTTGGGGTGAAGGAAGAAAAGAAGAGTTTAAACACAGATATTTTGCTAAAACTGAAGAACTAGATTAGTCAACTACCGCTGAACTAAAGATTCAGCGGCTTCCTGCTTCGACGACAACGCTCGACCGACGCAACAAACACATGGGTACGAAATAAAGAAAAAATAAGCAAAATAACAGTCCTAGTAATTAACGTTATTAGGACTGTTATTGTAAAAATTCATGAATTTATACCTATAATGATAAAAAAAATGCTAAAATAAAAATAGTGGGTTAAACACACCAAACACTAAATGTGAAAAGTTGACTATTTATAAAGAAATCATTTAGTGATGAACGACGAGATTATTATTGATTATTTTATTAACAAAGAGACATTAAAGATTTATTCTGGAAGAGTCAATAAAAATAACATTGAGAAAAACACTCCAGAAATGGCGGAATATTTAAGAAATAGGTTCCCAGAGTCATTTACTTCATATTCGGAGGTTATAGCAAGAATTTATTATGATATAGAAAAAATACCGACTTGTAAGATTTGTGGAAAGCAGCTCAAATTTAAAACACTTAAAAAACCGTATGGGAGTGGGAAGTGGTGCTCTTGTCAATGTCAATTAAAAGATTCTGAATTTATAGAATGGAGAAGTGGTGTTGTTGACTATAAAGAAGCTTACCAGCATCAAAAAGAAACTTTAAAAAGAAAATATGGTGATGAAAAATATTCTAACAGAGAAAAAGCTAAAAAGACATGCCTAGATAGATATGGTGCTGAAACATGTTTTTCTAGTGAAAGCAGTGTTAGACAGAAATTGGAAGCTGATAATTTGGAAAAATACGGTAAAAGAACAACAACAAACGTTGAAAAAATTAGACAGACAAAAGAAGAACGTTATGGTGATCCTGGATATTGTAATAGGGAACAAATTGAAAAAACAATGGTGGAACGATATGGTTATAAAACAACCCTAGAGTCACCTGTTTTAAAAGAAAAGGTGAAGAAAACAAAACTGGAAAAATATGGTAATGAATATTACACAGATAGAGCCAAAGCTGAACAAACGTGTTTTGAACATTATGGTGTTAAAAACAGTTTTCAATTACCAAGTGTAAGAAAAAAAATTAACTATGATAAAGGACTTGAAACAAAAAGAAAAAACGGTACGTTAAGTTCTTCGAAAATTGAAGAAGAAATGTATCGTGTATTAACAAATTTGTATGGCGAAAGTGATGTGCTAAAACAATACAAAGATGAAAGATATAAAAACCCTAAAAATAACAGAAAATATCTTTGTGATTTCTATATAAAAAGTCTTGATTTGTTTATTGAATCACAATGTCACTACACACATGGAAAACACCCATACGATGAAAAGAATGAAGAAGACGTTTTATTAAGAAAAAAGATCGAAGAGAAAATATCCAAAAACAAGCCTTCATATAAAAAAGTAATAGAAGTGTGGTGTGAAGCGGATGTTATTAAAAGGAATATTGCTAAAGAACATAATTTAAATTATCTTGAAATTTTTGAACTTAAGTTCACTGAAGAAACAGTTAAAGAAAAAATTGAGAATTATTTACGAACTAAACAAGAATAAAGTTATGCCCAAATACACAGAAACATTAGTATTATTCGAAGAGGCGTCAAATGAGCGGAAACAAACACATTTTATGAAGATGAAAATTAACACAAAAGCGTGACAATTCACAATTTTTTGTACATTTCAAACAATTTTCTTATGTTAGGAACATCAAAAATAGTTGTAATATGACAGATGCAGAGAAAGCAAGAAAATTAATTGAAGAAATCTACCCGAGTAAATCGATGGGGGATTACGGCTTGAAGGAAATGCTTGTTTTGAAATCTATGGAATGGAAAGAAGCAGAAATAATTGAGAAAGCAGTTAATTTCTTAAGAGTCATATGTGAAGACAATAGTTCAAATTATGCGTGGTATGATGCTGAGGAAGGGTATTGCGGTATTGACAACAAATTAATTGAAGATTTTAAACACTATTTATTAAAAAATACGAAGTAAAATGCTTAAGTACATTGACGCAGTTGTAACATTTGCAGAAGTACCTGACCAGGTAAACTTGTGCATTTCGATATCTGGATGTCCGAATCATTGTCCGGCTTGCCACAGCAAGTATTTGTGGGAAGACGAGGGTGAGGAATTAACCGAACAGACGCTCTTCAACCTGATAACCGCAAACAGGGGAATCACTTGTGTTTGTCTCATGGGTGGCGATGCTGATCCAGAGGCTGTCTTGGATTTGTTGTTTGCTGTCAAAAACGGTACTGAACTGAAGACGTGTTGGTATAGCGGGCGCACCCAGAGATATTGGGAGGTTGAGGGGTTGTTTCCTGAGAACTATGAGTGTTTGGATTATGTGAAGTTTGGGCCTTACGAGGAGACGAGTGGCGGTTTGGACAAGCGTACGACGAATCAGGTTTTCTATGAAGTGAAGACGGATGATTTTGGTGAGACGGAGCTTGAGGACATAACGTACCGTTTTTGGAAGAATTAGTGAAATAATTTCATAGTGCATTTCATCTTTTTTTGGGGTTTCGGAATTTTTCCGTAGCCCCGTTTTTTTTTTTTGTTTTCTTTTTTTCGGCGTGTTATATTTATGATAATAATGGCAATAAGACAGAGATACGGTATTGCGTTTCCCATTACCATTAAGAGTGGGGACGGTTCGTTGTTCGACACGTCGGACGATTTGGTAGGGTGTGTTACTTCGGAGATGATGCATGTTTTGTTCACTCCGAAGGGGCAGAGGTTACGTGACCCTGAGTTTGGAACGGAGTTGATTCAATACATTTTTAATCCAAACGACAGTCAGACTTGGGGTGACGTTAAGCATGAAATTAAGAGTGCGGTTTCCAGATATGTTCCGGATTGTAATTTGAAGGACGTTGAGATTGCTGAGAGTGATGATGGAAGGGAGTTGTATGCAAGGATAATTTACTCTGTCAGGCAGGATGGGGTATTCAGGGATTACCAGACAATAACTAAACTTTGATATAGTATTATAGGAGAATGGCTGAGAACAGGCTACAGTATACGGTTAGGAACTATGATGAGATAAGAAACTCGCTCATAGACATCACTAGGACTTATTACAGTGACATATACGCTTCGTTGAATGACGCGTCGATTGGGCAGTGGATGATTGACGTGAATTCTGACATTTACGACACGTTGATGTACAACATTGACAGGGCGTATCAGGAGACTGATATTGACACGGCTTCACAAAGAAGTTCGTTGTTGACAATGGCTAGGAGCTTAGGTGTAAAGGTTCCTGGTCCGAAAAGCGCCATAGTTGAACTGGAATTAAGTTGCGATATACCAAAAAACAATTCTAACGACCCTGACAGCCGTAACGATCTTGCGTTGGCTGACGAAAGTTATTGCCCGATTATACGTCGTGGTAGTCTGTTTACAGACGGAAAGGTTGTGTTCGAACTTATGGAAGACGTTGATTTTCGTGAACAATTCGATTCAAACGGTATATCTAACAGGGTTATCAATCCGATAAGGAGTTCGAACGGCAATATTGTTGGCTATAAATATAAAAAGGTGTCGATTGCTTCTGCTGGACAAAGTAAGGTTTATAAAAGGTACATATCTTCATCGGATGTTTACCCGTTTTTTAATATAACGTTGGCGGATAACAGTATTTTGGGTGTTGAGAGTATTATTTTGAAGCAAGGAAAATCATTAAACGATGAGCCGAACATTGCTGATTTTTACGTTGACAGGGAAAGTTACGAAGATATGAAAGGGCGCCCAACTTTGCGTTTTTTTGAGGTAGAGAATCTTGTTGACCAATATCGTTTTGGGTATGTAGAACATGAATGTACAATAAACCAAGAGAATAAAACAACAACCTATTATTCACCTGTTTGGGAAACAGTAGACGCTATTGTAGATACGGTTCATGGGGAAAGTAGGGTTACACCTTTAAGGGTTGCAACCAAAGGCTTGTGGAAGCGTTTAAAGAATAAATTTGTTACAGAATATACAGATAACGGTAATCTTAAAATAACTTTTGGTAGTGGTTTGAGAAATGCATACGGCTCCATTCCTGATAACGCAAGAGAGTACACAAAATATTTGATGTCTAGGATGAGTGCCAATGATTACATGGGTGTCCTACCCGAACCAAACACTACAATGTATGTTTTGTATCGTGTTGGTGGCGGTGAAATGTCAAATGTTGGCGTGAATACTGTTAAAACCGCATTATCCATGTCGGTTTATATTCCCGGAAATTGCTCGGATAGTGAGGATTCTATAAAGAAAAATAATGTTAGAAATTCGATAAAAGTCACAAATCCTTCTCCGTCATATGGTGGTAAAGACGCACCTAGCGATGAAGAAGTTAGGAATATGATAAAATATATTTCTTCCGCACAAAACCGTTGTGTAACCGTTGGGGACTATTATGCCCGTCTTCTTGAGATGCCAGCAAAATACGGTGTTCCGTTCCGTTGTGGCGTTTCTGAAGAGAATAATAAGGTTGTGATTTATTCGTTAGGGTTGGATTATACAGGGCGTTTGACAAGCATATTGTCTGAAACTGTTGCTGAAAACATGAAAACATATTTATCGAAATACAGGACAATCAATGATTTTGTGGAGATACGTTCAGGCAGGGTTGTTAATCTTGCTTTTGATGTTGATGTATTTGTTGGTGCGGATTATGATAAAGGAGAAGTTAGTAAACGTATTATAGAATTGGTAAAGGATTATATGGATATACGTCGTCATCAAATGGGTGAAGATATTTTTGTGGGTGATATGGAGAAAGAGATTTCAAAACTGGATGGTGTCGTTAATTTGATTGAATTGCGCTGCTATAATAAGGTAGGTGGCGGGTATTCAAATACAGAAATAACGCAGCCTTTAATGGATGATGAAAGATATGGTTCTGATACTAAACGTGTTAATTTAATGGAAACTGACAAGGTACTATTTTCTGATTTTGGGAGTATGTTCGAAATAAAATATCCTGAGAGTGGTGACATAAGAGTCAATGTAAAAGTTAGGTAATTTATTACACATAAACAACTTAGAAAGCCACGAATTTTTCAGTTGACTGTTGTTTAGTCTCGCACCTTGGTTTCAAGGTGCTTTTTTGTTATGTTTAGTTTAGAAATATTTTACAAATGGGTTGTAAATGCAAAGAAAAAACATATAGAAACGTTAAGAAATATTCGGATGAAGGTGGTACAGTTCTGCAAACCAAAAAAGGTGTAAAAAAAATGATGTCTATATTTTTGCGGTTTATAATAGGGATTTTCTTAATTGCAATAGTTATAATTGCATTGCCATTTTTTGTCGTATACATAGTGGTTAGAATTGTCCTCGGAAAGGATGTTAAAATTGACATTAAGAAATTGTTTAGACTGAATGAAAGAAAATAGGAAGACATACCGTATAAGGACGGCTGTTGGTAACGAAGCCCCAGCCACAATAAGTGTCAATCTTAACCAGACGTTTGACACGGTTGATGTGTTATCGCTTGAAATAAACCAGAAGAATTTTTATAAAATGCCGTCAGCTGGCTATGGGGTGGTTGTTGGGCGTGTCATTGCTAATGGTGGTTTCGGTATACCAAACGCAAAAGTTTCGGTGTTCATACCATATGACAGAAATAGTTTGGTTGAGCAAGAAGGGTTTCTTTATCACTATACGTCAACACAGTCTAAAGGCTCTGATGGCATTCGATACAATTTACTCCCAAGAACAGTTGATGAGGCATGCCATCAAGATATTGGTAGTATGTATGAAAAAGAATATTTGTTAGATAACAAGGATATTATACAAGTTTTTGACAAATATTACAAATATACGGCTGTCACAAATAGTAGTGGTGATTATTTCATATATGGGGTACCAGTTGGGACACAGACATTACATGTTGATTTAGACTTGTCTGATATTGGCCCATTAAGCCAACGCCCTCGTGACATGATATACAAGGGGTATAGTTTGGATATGTTTGAAAATCCCAACAAATTCAAAAAGGACAAAAATTTAAACAGCCTTGCACAGGTTTATACACAGGATAATGTTGTAAATATATATCCATTTTGGGGTGACACAACACAAGATAGTACTAACGGTGTCATTACTAGGTGTGATGTTAACATTGATTACACGTTTGAGCCAACTTGCGTTTTTATCGGAAGCATAGTTAGTGATACTGGAAGTAGGGCTATTTCTCAACGCTGCGTACCTGATGATGAGATGGGTAAAATGTCTGATTTGGTAACCGGAGAGGGAAAAATTGAGATGATACGCAAAACATTTGACGGTAAAGTTGAAGAGTTTGCTATAAAAGGTAATAATTTGATTGACGGTGATGGTGTATGGTGTTATCAAATACCAATGAATTTGGATTATGTTGTTACAGATGAATTTGGTAATGTTGTACCTACTGATGATCCAAGCAAAGGTATTCCGACTAGAACTCGTGTTAGGTTTCGCATTAGTATGAATGAAACAGAAACCGACGATATTGCGAGGAAACGTGCACGTTTTTTAGTACCCAACAATCCGAAACTTACTGAAGATTACCCGGATTTTAATAAAACGCACGAGGCTGATTATGAATTTGGTACTTTCACAAAAGAAGAGAATTATAGGGATTTATTTTGGAATAAAGTTTATACTGTTAAAAGCTATATACCAAGGCTTCAAAAAGCTAAAGCACTGAGAAGAAGGGTTCATACGGGGATTAAAAATGTCAATCATGCTGGAAACAACAATCCGTTTCCTTTTAATAATTTATTCATACGTTTGACATTTGTTTATCGTTTTCTTTGTATGTTGATATCACTTTTTTGTGGTACAATTTA